TTCAACCTTTTTAGAAGGCTGCATTTCTGCAACTTTTCTTTGAGCATCTTCAAGATCAGGATCAGGACCAAAAATTGGTGTCCATATTCCATTTTTATTTTCTTGAAGAACTTTATATTGAGGTGGAAATTGACCTGTTTCTGAAATAATATATTTCATAATAATCTCCTAAGCGTGAAATACTGTCATTGTTAAAAATGTTGATACAGTATATTCAACATAGATACCTGCAGAAAACACTACGCCTTCATCTGGTATAACCACATCTCTTGTTGCATCAGCATCACCAACAGAACTTAATCCCATAATACTTGTACCTGAAGGAGAAGTATTTAAGAAATCAACAGTACCTGCTGTGGCTGTACTTGTTAAATAAATACCTTTAAGTCTACTTCTTCCTGCAAATATAACATCTGCTGCTGAAGCGTTAACTCCTGCTGAGACATTACCTGCTGGATTACCAACTGCTGAAATGCCTGATATAGTTTTAAAAAACTTAGTTCCAGTAGCAGTACCTGCGTTAGCACCTGTAATGGATTCTGTTTGAGCATCTCCATTAACATCAGTGCCAGTTACAGTAAAAGATTTAGCTGCATCATTCCCAGCAGAAAGGATCGTTACAATCCTTCCATGACTAAGTGAAACTGCACCACCTGAAGCTAACGCACCACCTATTACAAGTGCTGCGTTATTTCCAACTGAGGCTGCGACTGATATTCCATCTGCGTCTAAGGCTACTGTGTCAGCAGTTATAGTAACTGCTTGTACATCTGAATATCCTGACATAATGTACTCCTGTTAAGCTACTGTAGCTATTGGAGTTGATAGAGCAGTTGTCATCCACTTGGAATTTGTTCCATCATCTGAAACACAAGTCATAGATACTCTAGCATTTGCAACTGTTGAGTTTACTAGGGTTAAAGTATCTCCTGCTACATCACTTACTGCGTTAGCTGCTGTTCCTGCAACCAATGAAAGCATTGCTTGGAAATCTGATACACCAGAACCTGGAAGTACAATAGTAGTAGTTACACTGCCACCAACTGCTACTGTAAGTTGAAAGTCATAATGAACTCCTACATTATCAGTAGATACAGCAGGTAAGGTAATTACATTGTTTGCTGCTCCATTAATCAAAAACAAAGTTCCTGATTGAGCTGCTGTTAAAGTAGCTGATGCTGCTCCAGCCGCATTAAAAGTAGTATCTACTACCTGTTTTGCATTAATTGTACTTGAAGTAGTAATTGCACCTGCTGATGAAATATCAAGGTTTGTTGTAATTGCACCTGTTGTGCTATTTTTAGTGATTTGTTCAAAACCACCTTCGGACCTAACTGGTCCATTAAATGTTGTGTTAGCCATTTTATTCTCCTAAAAGAAAGTATCTATCATCTTGGCAAGTCTGCTAGGGCAGTTGATAGATTAATTAAAAATTCCCTAGATTAAAAAAAAAGGGGGAACATAAGCTCCCCCTAAGTGTTCTTACGAACTACCTGGTGAACCATAGATACCAAGCGGATCGGATACTCCAAAGGAATATCTTTCTCTAGCTTTATATCTAACATTACCAGTTTCAAAATCACCATCCATAGATGTTGTCATCGGTGCTCTGACGAAATGCTTCATGCCGTCTGGAACATCAGTAGTGATAAAGAAAGCATTAGTATCAGTTAAATAATGATTAACTGAATAGCCTTCTGGAATCACTCCATTAGTTTTTACCGCATTGATGTCATTGTCAGCCGTTCCAACTCTATAGTCACTTTGTAAAAGCCTAGTAGCAACAAACTGAAGTTCAGATGGTACTATTAGTTTTTTAGCTCGTGCAGCAATTTTAAGACCTCTTTCATCAGTATATTTACCGATTTGGATGATCGCATCTTCTAAAGATGTTTCATTCAAGTCAGCTCCTGTTGAAGGTCTATTGCTGTTAGTTCCGCCACTTACAAGTGGATGAGCTGTGCTAAATAAAGCAACCCCATCGCCTGAAGTAAATGCAGTGCTAAATCCATTGTTTAATGGAAATGCTCCTTTTACTTGCTTTGTGTAAGCCATTGCACGAGCTAATGCTTTAGTATATCTAGCTGACAAAGAAACATATAGATTATCTTCCATAGCTTCCTCTGTAACTGAATATCCCATTGCGATAGTTTCGTGTGTGTAACGAGCCACAAAAGATTCTTGAGCAGTATCATAACTGATAGTTGATCCTTCATTCTTTACAGGTGCTGCACCGAAGCCAGATAGTTTTAGTTCTTCCTCAAATGATCTCTCGGAATTCTCTGAAACATAAATTTCTTCGTGCTCGTTTTCGTAATTACCATACTCTTCACCAAACAAGGCGTTAAGTCCAGGTAATAGTTGCTTGAGCTCATTAGCTCTTGATATAGCTGCCATTATTTACTCCTTAGCCTATGCCAGTTGTGTTGAGCAATTGATGCCCTACGTTAAACATTACAAGTACATCAGTAAACTCATCGCCAATTGCACTATCAGGACCATCGACAAAGTCGATAATCTTTAGTGGTAGTGTGGCGGTATTAGCTGCTGTACTTCCATCTACGCTGTTTTTACTGTTTCCAATAGTTGTAGTTCCTGCAGTTTGCACGATAGCACAATTCTTGCCCAAGTCATCTTGAGTAAGAGTTTCATCGCCTTGCATTTGCATGATTACAAAAGGATCAGTAGCAACATACGCAACAATATCATCTGCAGCTATTGAAGCTGGAAAATATTGATTTGGTGTGAATTGACCTGTAGTAGGATCAGTGTAAGCACAACCAAGGAAAACACCAATCGGTGTTAAAGACGTAGTACCAGTATCTTTTTGGATAGTAGTATTAGGGTTGTCATCAGCTAACTTTACAATATCGCCATAGAATATGTCTGTACCATATGCATTTTTGATTTTGTAATGTGTAACTTTTCCTTGATAAGGGCTTCCAACGATAGTACCAATAGGTCTGCTCCCATAGGGAGTTGCTGTGGTTGACATAATTGTCTCCTTATTAAATTAATAAAAAAAGATTCTAAGAATCTTTCCCAAAAGTTGTTCTCGATTTACGCTCAAACACTTGTTTGGTCGCCATTCGATTGTCTTGGTCTTTAAAATAAGTATTATCAACAGAATCTACTTGAGAAGCAGATAGTTCACTAAAGTGTTTATCTCTAGCTATCGCTCTCTCTTGTGCCATCTTACATAATAATTGTCCGCCTATTTCTATGTGACCTTTCTTTGCCCATTCTGAGTTGTGATCCTGCATTTGTATTTGAAGTTCTGGATGATCTTCAAGTCGGACTGGCTTCCACCCTTCCCTCATTCTTCTAGAAACATTTGGATTATCAGTCTGCCCTAATAGGGTAGTTCTAATCCATCTGAATACCCATCCGTCTTGCGGATCAGGCTCTGGAAGATTACCTGCTGCATCCCAGCTCATTGGTCTTTGATCGATTTCTCGACTATCTAAACTCCTTGGAGTACGCACTTGTTCTTCAGGAGAGTCAGTTTTAACTTCCTTATTAGATGTATCTTTATCTGACATATTAAATCTCCTTTAATAATTGGTTTGCATACTGCTCAGGACTTATACCAAGTTGTCGTGCTAATTTAACTTGTGTCTGAGTCAGACGTACTTGCGAGGGTTTCTTATTTCCGCTATCCCTCGTGGCGGATGCAACAACTGTTGAAGGTTGTCGTTTTGTTGTTCCAGCTTCACTGACTACTTCTGCAGTCTGATCTACTTGAACTCCAAAGAAATTTGGGTATTCATTACGCATATTTTTATCTACTTCTGCGTAATATTTTTGTGAATCTTCTTCAGGATTTATTCCCTGATTACGAAGTCTTTGATCAATGGTTAAAGCATATGAACTCATTTCTTGATGTTCAGGTACTGTACTCATAAACCAAGGATTTTTACTTGACCATGCTTTCATATCAGGATCAAGTTCTTGTTGTTGTGTTGCAGGTTGTTGCACAGGCATATTTTTAGTAACTTCTGCTTGTACATTTTCTGCCATGTTATTTGACTGTTGTTCTGCAAGAGTAGCTCTAGCTATCATCTCTTGTGCTTTAGTCATAGCATCAGCATCGCCTTCTTCGTAGGCTTTCTTAAATTCTGCTTGAGCATTTTGTTTTGCCCACAAAGCATTGTTATGTGCTTGTTTGTTTAATACTTCACCACCTTGTTCAACCATAGCTTGTAGCCTTTGGTTTTCAGACATCATGGTTTGCAATCTTGCTACAGCTTCTTTAGATTCTCTTGCTGCTGCTTCTTTTGCTCTTCGCTCTTCGTGGTATTCGTATTTAATTTTAGATATGCGATCAGCAGCTCTTTTGCTGTAATCAGCTATTTCTTTGTCAACTACATCGTCATCTACTTCTGGAGAAGCATCTTCTGCTTTTGCAGGTCTACGATCTTCTTCTGGAGTATCATCAATAATAGTAACTTCTAAGTCATCTGGAATTTTATTATCTATTTCAGTTTGCTTACCAAAGAATTGATCTTCTTGTGTTTGTGGAACAACACCTTCAAAATCAGGCTCTTCATTAATTATTTCTGCTTTACTCATGCTCTTACTACTCCTGTTGGATCATCGACCACCGCTTCCACAGTGTCATCATTTATTAAACGAAATTCTTGTCCATACATTTTCATGCGAGTTCCTGAGTAAGCTCTAAAAACAACCCAGTCACCTTCTTTACACCAAGGTCCACTTGGAAACCTTTTAGTGTCGTTGTAACATTCATTGCCTAGTTTTAAAACATATCCACAAATATTACTTACTTCTTCATCTCTAAGAGTTGTAGTTGCTTTTATAATACCGCCATCAGTTTTTTCGTCTACTCTAGGCATAGCTATAAGAATCTTCCACCCTTTTGGTTCAGGTAGTTGGCTTTTTATATTTTCTTCTACGACAGGAGTTTCAACGCTTTCTGGTTCTGGAATGTTTATTTTTTCCTTTTTACTCATATTTTTATGCACGACTTTAGGAGTCGAGTTCCTATTGTTCGAGAACCCTTTCAATATAATCTAGTAGTTCTCTTTCTGCGAGGGCAATCCCCTCGATAATACCAACCATTTTTTGATAATCAGGAAAGTCTTTACAAGCTCCTGTAGCAATATGATCAGCGTGTTCATTCATCATACCACGATACTTTAACTTCAGATGTTCTGAAAGTGATAGCTCAGTGATTTCATTTGTCATACTAATCGCTATCTTTAATCATATTATTAGCTATGTCAACACCTGTTTTAAAATCTTCTATTGATTGTTTTGTTTTTAAAGTTTCTTGTGCTATCAAATCACTAGCAACTTGCTGTCCTATTTTAACACCAGCTATTTCTTGTTCTTGTTTAAGCCTAGCTTCTTGTATTTGTTTATTTGATGCAGCTTTAGTAGCATCAAGTAATAATCTGCCTTCATCTATTTCTATTTTAGCTTTTGCTTGTGCTTCTTTAATTGCGACTTCTTTTTCTTTAGCTTGAATGAGTGGGTCTTTTTGTTGCTCTTGTACTCTTTGTTGTTCAGCTTGAGCTTGTGAAGTACCTAATACTCGCTTGGCTGCTTCTGCTACAAGGCTTGATATACGTTTCTCAACATCTGCTGGTAATGGCTCACCTTCTGGTGGTAACTCTACGCCCATTTCTTCTTCAACTTCTTTTCTGTATTGCATTGATAAATGCTCATTAATATAAGCTGAACCTGCAGCTAGTATTGAAGGTGCATTTGGACTCTGACCTACAAGTTGTTGTATTTGTGGGTCTTGCTGTGCTGATGTAACTACAGCAATGTGTGCTTCATGATCTTGATCAATGAATGCTTTGACTGGTTTTCCATTAATAATATTTTGTACTGCAGTAACTGGGTCAACTGATTTAACATCATCAATATCAGGAATGATATCTTCTACATCTTCAATGCCTAATACATTAAGCATCTGTCTATGTAGTTCAGGTAAGTTATACATATCAGGAGCAGACTGAGCTAGTTGCATAGCTGCTTGATATTGCATAATTCTTTGA